TGTTATGCCAGTTCCATCAGACATAACAATAGACACCTTGTAAGACACCCCGCCAACACTAACAGCATCACCTTCCGCCGCACTAGATACATCAGAAGTTCGACACGTCAATCTTGGTTGCTGCATAGCAAATGCCACACCACCGCCAGCGTCCACAGCCTCATAGCCGTTGTCAAAGATAGCAGTGATCGATACCTGAGTTCCTCCCGCAGGGGTATACAGAACAGCCTCACCGAAGTCGGCAAGCATAATCAATCGATCGTCTGCGGTCTCAACTGCCATTACTGCGCTTTCCTACGAGTGGTTCTAGTTCGACGCTTTGGCTTGGTTTCCTCTTTAAGACCTATTGACCGATCTTCTATCTCAACGCTCTTCTTTTCAACTAGAGCAATACGACCAAGCCCAATCAACTCTCGTGCTTCCAGGCCATCAACATCAACGACATCACCGGCGTTTGCACGCTTGCCTCCGATTACTGTGCCCTTTAATACAATATAGCTCATAATTTCACCTTTTGGCTTTCTGCCACGCTCTCCAAATGTATCGCTTAAAAGCATGGGAGAAAACCCCCTCCGAAGAGGGGGATGATCACTTAGCTACCGCCATCATTGCCAAGACAGAACGAGGCCGCATGCCGGACAGCTACGTCGCACGACTGCAAAGCTGCGATTCTTACAGTTCCGCTGGTGCTTGACGTATAGGGATCTACAACAATATCAAGACCACCGAAAAATCCAATCAAAAGCGATCGGAAGTCGCCGAAGTAAAGATCGCCAGAAGCAACCTGGTTAGATACGATAGTGCGGTATCCGTTCATGGTGCCACCGGGCTCAACTACGAACTGTGCAGTGTTGCTTGCCTTCTCGACAGACTTCAATGCGCCGTACATAGTAGCATTCGCGATGTAAGCGCCACCGTTGCCAAGAGCGTTGTCTTCGCGAACTTTGGTTTCCATCTCGATCACTTGAGCGTAGGTAGGTACTAGATCAGGAGCAGTACCGAAGTCAACTACGTTGATTCCAGACGTGTTCTTGATACCAGTAGGCTGACCGCTTGAGCCAGAACCTGACAACGCACCCAGGTCAATCGCAAGAGCGATCGCTTGAGCCAAGTCATCACGTACCAGTGCTTCAACGTCTAGGCTAGACTGGATCATCAACTGACGAGTGATATCAGTGAATGCACCCAAAGTTTTGGGAGTCATTGACACTGAACCAACGGTCATTTCTGACTCGCTCGCTGCGCCACCCTCGGTCGCAATCCATCCGCTAGCAGCAGCAGTGTTCTTCTTGGGAATCTTAACGTCGCCAGATAGACCGTTCAACATAGTCGCGCCAGCCTGCATTACAGAGCTAGAGTTGCGCAATACGTCGATGAAGTCACCGCCACGGAAATCATCAGTGAACAATGCAGCTTCGTCAGCGCTGTTCAGGTCACGCTTCCAGTTGCGAAGTACTTCGGCTGGTAACAAGATGCCCTGAGCAGTACGACCATAGGCTTCAGCAGCAGCGCGCGAACACTCGAATTCGAATGAAGCGGCCTCTTGAGCTCGACGGTCAGTTGGGTTCGCTAACGCGTGGATAGCACGCAACAATGAGAAGCGCTTAACTTCTTTGTTGGTCATGCCAATTGACTTCTCTTCAAGCGCACGGTTAGAACCGATAACATCTAAAAGCTCACCACGGAACTCTTCGATTGAACGGCCTTCGCTGATTGCTTTCTGAGCAAGGTCAGAACGGTTGTGCTTTGCGCCTAACTCAACAATTTGAGCGGCATTACGCTGTGCGGCTTTCTTGGCTTCTGCCTCAACCGCTGCAATATCGACTTCAGACATAATAGTCTCCTCATTTTTAAAGTCGGTTCTAATTACAGGTTCGGGGGAAACTCGTACGGCTGGCTCACTTTCGACTGTCACATCGGCTGATCGCCCCAACCCTACGGAGGTGTCCGCAGGAATTGATACCAAACTTGCTTCCATTGGCTTCCAAGACTTAGCCACATAGGTGTCCTTGTCTTTTCTCTCCAACTTGTTGATCGTGTAGCCCACACTAATATTAGTACGGATTCCATCCACAACGTCGTCAAAAGCCTCTTTAGCCAATGCGCCTTTTCCAAAACGCACCGTCGCCCGGAGTCGCCGGGCCGAGCTATCGAGTTCGACACTTTTTACCACGCCCACGACTTTAGTCGGGTCATGGTCGAGCAAAAGTGGGGCCCTGCCTGAGTTCAGGAATGACAGGTCAATCGCCTCTTCACTATGCTCCAATACTTCATAGCCAAATGATCGCATTACTGGCTCTTCTGAGCTCACTGCAATCTTGGCCTCTCGAGCTTCCTCGTTAACGGGTGATATCTCAACCGCCATAGAGCGATGCTCGATGTCTACAGATGCCAGTCTATCGCCCTCAAGGACTTCAACGCCATCTTCAATATCATCATTCATCTCATTAACCTCCGATCGAATATCGTCGATCTTAGTCAGGGTGGACAGCTTGTGGCCAACAAGGGTGTCAGTCTCCTCGCCATCCCTAAATATACGTATCAAAGCCGCAGGATCTTCTTCCGTGCCGGTAATCGTAAAGTCCGTATCAGGCACATCAATTGAACCGTCAGAAACAATTCGCTCGATACGGCCTCTAGCTCTACCGCCTGAGCTACCCCAGCTAACGAAATCTCCAACTTTTACAGAGCCTGGTTCTGCTCTTTCTACCGATTCCATAGACTTTTCCTCAACATCTGACTCAGATTTTACCACATTTATCTGATCTTCATCGATTTTAGTGTCTTCCCAATCATTCTCGCAGCTTCTCTCGTCCATAGCCTCAACGCGATCACGGATCTTCTTGCTCCACGAAAAACCAGGGTCTCCGCCCCAAAGTAGCCACGCAATCTTTCCGGCACTTGGATAGCCTTCTTCTCCCTGATTAAAGCCTTCAGCCTTTTTGTCAACTTCGTGACGAGAAAAGAATGAATACATACGCTTGACAGTATCAATAGAAAGCTCACGGCGGTTAACAATGTCACGAGCGCGAGCAACGCCCACAGAAGTACCGCCTCGACCATACTCTTCACGAAGCTCAAGGCCTCGTTTTGCCGCAGATACCATGCCATCTGTCGGAGTAGTGTCAATGTCCTTCCCCTTATACTTCGCCATTATCTGTTCCTTCTGGCACTACGGGAGTGAACTGTGCGGCATATGGCTCTAGGGCATAGGATACGCCGAACTGCTCCATGAGCGCCTTGTCTCTCTGAATCTGGGCCAGAAGCTCTTCGGTGTCCTTGCCGTAGTTTGATGCAACATCCTGTAGCGACAGAACGCCGTTCTTCATACCCATAATGGCGGCAGTCATCTCTTTCTGTGGATCTACCCACTGCCAAGCACGACCACGGAACTCAGATGCATCAGCGAAGCGCTCGTATTGCCGCAGGGGAATGCCAAATGAGCCCATTTCCATAGCCGACTCAAGCCAAGCCTCATATACGGGTCGAATGACGTGATCTATGAAGAACCGCTGTAGGTTCCTATACTGATCCCGCTCTTCCAGTGCGCCCTGTCGTATAGATGAATACGATGTGGCCTCTAGGTCGTTCGATAAGCTCGTGTAAGATACACCGAGACCGCTAGCGATACCCTTTAGGATAGACTTGTGGAAGTCATCAAACTCATTGCTAGGGAAGGGCGTGTCAAATTGCTGTAGCGAAACCCCGGCAGGCAACTGATGGAACGTGCCAGGTTCGGCGGTCATTATCGGTACGCCATTGTCCATCTCATCTGCGACAAAGCCATCACCCTGTGGTGACGTGAAGAAACCCATCTTAGACGCACCAAGACGAGCATTAACCACTGCCGCCTCGCGAAATCCGTCCAACTGCTTGATCGCCCCAATAGCCGATGCCGTCCAAGGCTCACCACGAGTCTGACCGGCGCGTAACGGCATGTAGATATGTATTACTCGATCAGCAGGGACTCTAGTGTGAGAGGTGCTCTTAGAGATACTGGTGTAGT